TTCGAACCTTCTTCAAACGTGACCTCCTCGGGGATGAGCTGGATGACATCATGAATAATGAAGACGATGACGCTCAATTCATCACCTGGCGTGAGGCATACAATCAGCTGTACGCCAGTGTCCCTGGTTCTGAGAACGACATAGGTGTAGCCGCTACTGTGGTCATAGCTCAGACCATGCCTTCCCTCGTGATGGCTCACGGTCTCTACGGTGACGCCAATGAGGACTTGGACATAGTTCGACGCAATAACCCCGAGAGCCCTGGCTTCATGCCATCCAACGTACCCCTTGAGATCCGTCTACCGTGAACGATGTAGATATCATTATAGGTGGCATCTCCTACGATTTTTGGCAAAACGTGAGTATCACTCGGAGTATGGAAACCATAGCTGACTCATTCTCCATCAAGGTTACTGACAAATGGGGTGAGGGTGATCAGCTCACCAAAATTGTACCCCAGCAAGAATGTAGCATACAGATCGATGGTACTCAGGTACTTGAAGGTTACGTCGATGCGATTGCGCCAAACTTCACAGCGACATCCCATGGCTTCTCTTTCGTGGGTCGCAGTAAAGCTGGTGACTTCGTGGACTGTTCCCTTATCGGAGTGAACGAACTTAACAATATAACTCTTACCGACCTTGTACGTAAAGTAGGTGAGCCATTCGGGATAGGCGTCAGTGCTCTATCAGAATTGGTATCAGATGTACTTCTACCCAAGGTCACCGTGGAGCCTGGTGAAACTGTTCACGAGTTCTTACGCCGCCACGCTCAGATGGTAGGTGCTCTTATGACATCCGACCAGACCGGTCGAATAATCATATCTCGTGTAGGCCAAAAATCCACCAGGACCATACTACTTCAAGATCCAGGTAGACAAAAAGGTAATATCAAGTCGGGTAACGTAACCTTCGATGACGCCAAGAGATACAGTAGTTATCAGGCTAAGTCTCAAGTCACAACCGTGGTCCTCCTGGATGACGGTGACAGCGATGCCAAGATGGACGCTGAGATCGCCTCAACACCTGTGATAGATAAGGGTGTCAGCCGGTACCGTCCCCTGCTTATCCTCACTGAAAACTCAGCCAATATAGCCGCCGCCACCGAGCGAGCTGAGTGGGAAATGGCTAATAGAATTGGTCAGGCATTCTCAGTAAATTTAACCGTCCAGGGCTGGCACGATGCGGCCGGTGACCTGTGGACCCCTAACACTAGGGTGCGATGTCAAAGCGAGATCCTACGCCAGAACGGCAAGGAATGGCTTATCATTTCAAGCGTTACATATAAAAAATCTCTAAATGGTGGCACCACGTGTGACTTAACACTTAAGCGCATTGACGCCTTCATACCTGAACCCATTAAGCCTAAAAAATCCGGTAACGAGGGTACATTGGATGAGCATTTCTAATGTTGAAAGCACTTAGAAACCGAATAATGCTGATGTTTGCCAACGGCACAGTCACCGGTACCGATGACTCTAAAGGCTTGCAAAGCCATCAGATAACAGGACTTAAGGACGAAGTGCTTGAGGGTATAACCCGAATAGGTAACTACGGCCACGCGTATAATCCACCAGCTGAGGGTACTGAGCACTTCACGGCATTCATGGGTGGAAATAGAGATTACGGTGTGATTCTTGGCACCCAGCATCGGGATAGTCGCCCCCGTAACCTGGCCCCTGGTGAGAATATGATTTACACCGATGAGGGCGACTTTATCTATTTTAAACGTGGTAAAGAGATTGAGATCTTCACGGGTAAAAAACTAACGGTCAACGCGACTGATGACGTTGAGCTCAATACTAAGCGCGTTGTGATAAATGCGTCGGAGTCTTACACAGTGAACGCTCCCGCCATCAACCTCAATGGTACTGCCACCGTAAATATAACTACCCCCGACCTATTGGTGGAAAGCGATACCACCATCATTAACTGCGCTGACGCTTTCTTGTTCTCTTCACCAGGATTCTCTCTTGGTGCGGATGGATCAGGTGGAACCTCATCAGGTGACATGACGTTCACCGATAAAACGATCTACCAGGCTGAAGCTGACTTCCAGGCTGGTGTGCTCATAGCCGGTATCAGTGGCCAGCTTAACGCTCATAATCATGGCGGTGTGCAGACTGGAACGGGTAATACTGGTGGACCTAATTAATTTTTTTATGTAAGATGATAATATGGCCCTTATAAGACAAATACCATCAGACACACAAAACCCCGTTGACATCCTGATAAACTTCGATGATTGCTTTCCAATTGTCGTAGACCTGGTGCTCAATAACGGTGACGTGGCCACGGCCAGTGACCTACGTAACATGGTGATTCTATCCCTTTTCTGTGATAAGAGAGCTCCCGCTGATGTGATACTCGACGGTACTGAGCTCAATAAACGTCGTGGGTGGTGGGGTGATGTGTTTCCCACCGTAGATGGTGATGAGATAGGATCGCTCTTATGGCTCTATGCCCGTGCAAAAATAACCAACGCCACGTTGAACGGGATGCGCGACACCGCTCAAGAATCCCTACAATGGATGGTGGACGATAGAATAGCTAATTCAATTGAGGTAGTCGTAGTACGCAATGGTATGCGTATCGACTCCATCATAATAGAAACTAAAATTTTCAGGCCTACTGGGGACGTGACCGAGTTTAAATTCGCTTACGCCTGGGAAGCTCAGGGAGAACTTTAATGCCGTATACTCGCCCAACTCTTGAAGAGTTAATCAATAGAACCGAGGACGCCTTACGTGCTCGACTCGGTGGCACCGCCGCGCGTCGTGCCGTTAACAAAGTCATTGCTCGCGTGTTCGCGGGTGGTGCTCATGAAGAATACGGTGCCATAGATTTCTATTCTAAACAGATCATACCCAACACCGCTGAAGGTGAGTTCCTTGAGCTATGGGCCAATGCCTTCGGGTTGTCTCGCCTTCCCGCTACGTTTGCCGTAGGTAATGTGGACTTTGCCGGTAACGCTGGAGCCATCATTGACGCCGGTGTTATCCTAAGTGATAGTGAAGGAATTCAGTACACCTCGGATAGTTCCACCGTACTCCCCGCCAATGTGCCTGTAACGGCCTCATTAGCTGGTGATGGTGGTAACCTTGAGACCGGTATCACACTGGCCTTACAGGTCCCTATAATCGGTGTAACTAACCCTGGCATCATAGTCGCACCTGGCATCACTGGTGGATTCCCTGAAGAAACAGATGATCAGCTCAGAGAAAGACTTTTAACCATCTTACGGACTGCCCCTCGTGGCGGTGCTGAAGTGGATTATATCTTCTGGGCACAACTCATCGCCGGTGTAGGTCGTGTGTTCGTATTTGGATTTAATGGTGGACAGCCTGGGCGCGTTGACGTGTCATTCTTAACGGATGACATTGATGACCCCATACCTGATGCCGCACAAATCGCTTTAGTGCAAGAGTCAATCGTGGCCAATAGGCCCGTGACAACGTGGGGAGTCACCTTCCCTCTTATCCTTGCACCAATCGATTTCACCATGTCAATTACCCCCGACACTACCGAAGTACGCACCAATATAGAAAATGAATTGAAGGCGTTTATAAATCGAGAGCGTCAACCTGGGGGTACTTTATTCTTGTCTCGTATTAGCGAGGCAATATCTCAAGCCGCTGGAGAGTTCGACCACGTGTTAGCCGTACCATCAGCTGACGTGGTAGCCTCTATCGGTACCATATCTGATTTTGGAAGCATCACATTCACATGAGCCATGACCCTAACTGTGATCCCGTAGACTACAAGAAACAGCTCATTGCGCTGTTACCTCCTGGTATTGCGTTCACGTTTGAAGAAGGTTCGAACATGGATAATTTCTGGTTGGCCTTCGGTGATATCAATTCCGAGCTCGCTTGCCGCGTTAAAAATTTATTCGATGAAGCCATCCCCCTTACCACGAGTGAGCTCCTTACCGATTGGGAGGAGACTGTAGGACTACCTAGTGAATGTAATTTAGCCGACCCCAACTTCACCCCTGGCACCATTGATCAGCGTCGTGCCCTTGTGATGGAGAAGTTAAAACGTGCCACTGGTATGTCGATTCAATCTTATATCGATCTTGCGGCCGGTATTGGCTTCACCATTGAGATCATAACATATGTACCCTTCCAAGTGGGAGTGAGTGTAGTCGGGGACGCGTTGACGAACCCTAAGAGCTTCGCATTCCCTCCCGCACCTGTGGCAACCAACTTTGGTGAGAATGCGAGCTGGATTTACTACTGGACCGTAGTGGCTCCAGGGTTGACCGCGGATGAGCAAGCCCTTTTAATATGTACTCTTAACGATGTTAAGCCAGCACATACAAACATTTTATTTGACTTCACATAGGAGTAGCGACAAATGCAAAGAACAGTAGCCCCAGGGAATGATAACAACCTATACACCGAAGGTGATCCAGGTCTTAGCATTCCAGCCACCGTTGTCGGTGCTCTTGAAATGAATAACATCCAGGAAGAATTGTGTAACTTCATCGAGTCCGTTGGTATTACCCTGGATAGTGGTGACCTTACTCAGCTCGAACAGGCCATCGACCAGACCGTACTAAACCTCAACCTTGGTGATGCGGCGTTCTTAGACGTTGGCACCACACCTGGTACCGTTGCTGCCGGTGATGACTCACGGTTTCACAGCAATGCCAACGATCCTACTTCAGATCAAAAAGCCGCGATGGATAATGCTAATGGCCCTACTGCCGCAAATCCATTCCTTACGCTTAATGATGGCGGTGGAGGCGGTGGAGGCGGTGGAACTCCAGCATTTGTATCAGCACCCTTTGCTGTAGTAACGGGGCTAAACTTTCCAATTGCTCATCCTTTTGCTTCAGAAAACGTTATGGTTGAAGTGCAATTCCGGAAGAATAACACATTCGACTGGATGGCTGACATCATTCAAGATTCACAAACGACTAACACATTCGGTTGTGTGGTTGGCATCACATCAACCCTTATAAATGTTCGCACCGCAAATGCTGGTGTGGCTCGGTCCGGAAACTTGGTCAACGCAAGTCCTAACAGCGCCGACACATCAGGTGAATACCGCATAATTGTTAGCCAGGGAAATGGTAACGACAAAACCGTGGCAGTAATAGGTACGAGGGCCGGTGGTGCCACAGGTACTTGGACTCTTAACGGTGTTATCCCTTTCGTACCCATAAAAATAGTCGGTAGATATCTTACTGATTCAAATGATGAGCGAGCATACATACGTGTGGAGTCGGGATCGGATCATAACGATTTCGCGGCACCAGGTAACAACTCCACCTATCAGCTGGGCTTCACGGCCGCGGCCAGTACTTTCATTCGATCCGGAAATTCAATGGAGATAATCCCCAACGCTACAACGGTTGTGATAGAGGTTGCGAATATCTCCACCAACTACGAGCTGAAGGCTTACCAATAATATGATCCCTCTTGAGATAGCTACATTCTTGGGCTCATCTGTGATAGGTGGTGGTATGGGCATGGTCCGTATGATCATCGATTCACAGATGAAGCGTAATGAGCAATCAGCCAAGAATGCCAAACAGCAAGAATCTAACGTCGAGGCGGCCCGTAAGTGGATGCCTAACCTCGGTGAGTGGACCAGGCGTGTCATCGTATTCGCGGTGATGGGCTCGGCCTTCATAGCCCCTACCCTGGGACCTATGATCGATGAGAACCTTGTTGTAAACTATCTCTATAATGAAGAGACCCGATGGATATTCTCGTATGAGAAGTTGAAAATCATGACTATGACAGGTATAACTATACTACCACTACACACCCATATGGCCGCGTGTATCGGTGGGTTCTATTTTGGAACAAAAGTAGGCCGCTAATTATTGGAGCTTTAAGATGAAACAAATTAACACCGGATCAAATGCAGATGTAATGGGTATCGTCATTCCCGACAAGGGTAGCGTGTACGCTCAAGACATCCGTAACCCTTTACTACTTCTTCGCCTCTCTCGCAAAGAACGTGTTTATGTTCAAAAAGATGAGAACGCTAAGGACATCGTACTTGGTACATTCATGAAGATCGGACGGTCGCAAGCCGTGTTGAAACTTGATGAGAAAATCGAAATGCCTTCAGATGACGCGATCCGTAAGGCTCAACTCGCTGAGAATGCAAAGCTCAAAGCTGACGCTGAAGCTGAAGAGAAACAGGCTAAAAAAGATCGCGAAGCCAATGATAAAAAAGTTGCGGCCGAGCGTGAAAAACTAGCCAAGAAAGCTGAGAAGAATCATAAGGAAAAATTCCCTGAAAAGAACACTAAGAAATAAGTAATGGCTGGAGTTCTCACCATCAACACCACCATGCCTTCAGTCATTAAACGGCTTGAAGGCATGGTTGCTGATATTGGTGACAAACGTGCTGCACTTGCCCTGGCCAGGGCTATCGGTAACAGCAGGGGACGGGGAGTACTCAGCCAAGTAAAGAAACCGGCATCTAAACTAATGGCCGCCACCATTGCACTCCCCATATCTAAGATCAAGAAACAGATGAAGGTTACCCTGGCGCCTAGGAAACCCGTTAGCATCGACAAGACCAGTGGGTCCACTGATTTCCTTAAACGTGCCACCAATCCTGTAGGCTTTAAGAAGAAGATCATCCGTGGTGATGTCATTAATAAACCAATGAAGACCAGGGGCAATGCCACCAAAATTAACCGCAAAAAGCGCAAGATAGGTGTGGCAGTTAAGTGGTGGAAGAACAGACCAGCTCAGAAGATCATGGGTGCATTCACCACACCATCAAATAAGAGTAACATGAAGAACCAGGTGTGGGCCCCTCAGTCCCGTGGTGGTAAACTTATAGGTATCATGGGCCCAATGGTCTCACGTACCGCTGTGTCCAGGCTCAAGCCCCTTGTGAAGCAACACCAGGTACTACTTGAGAAGCTACTACCACGAGAGATGGAAGCAGAACTCAGACGTGCGGCCGGTGAGTGGACCGGCAAGGGTGCTAAGAACTCCTTCCGTAACTAGCAAGTACCCCCCTAAGTTTTTCAAACCCAAAAATAAATGAAGGGGTGCCCCCTATACGTATTTACACCCTCATGAGAGGGTATCAGCTTCACAATTAGTGCAAGCGGATCCAGCAAAACACTCAGTGTTTTCACAGAAATACCACAATCCTTCCTCGAGCAGAGCACTCATTCCCTACTCACCCCAAAAAACCCAAAAACTCCCCAAACTTTACCCAAACAAGGGAACAAGGGGTAACAAGGGGTAACAAGGGGTAATAAGGGGTAATGTCGGTTGATGTCGGTTGATGTCAACCATCACCAGGAGTGCCGGCCGTTTTAATAAATTGTACCAGCAACCTCAACACCTCCTAAAATTCTGGGGAATACCAGTGATTCTTATAGGAGGAGAAAATCCGAAAATCACCGTGGTGTGTTGGGATCGATTTCAAAATGTTTAACAATTTAAGATTGTGAAATAATGTTGGCCCGAAGCCTTTCCTCTCAATGTTAGGCATGCCTTAATATGTTAGACAATTTAAGATTGTGAATCTTTTCACACTTGAATTGGCATGATGTTTTATAGACGTATTGTGAAAGTTTTCACAGTTAGGGCCCAAATTATCGGGACGCCTTCACGCCTTCAGCCGTGGCGGTGTTAAATTTACCGCCTTCACGCCTTCAGCCGTGGCGGTGTTAAATTTACCGCCTATATATAGTGAGGCCTTAAGGGGTGATAATTAATAATAAAAGAAATTCTTTTTTATTTGTTTGACAATATATTAAATAGGTGTATAATTTGGGCATAAGAACAAAAAAACTCTCTTTCTCTTCTCAAGGAAAAAATATGTCTAACTTAATAACAATCAGCGAAAACATAACAATTGATCAAGCTTTATCTAATCCCGATTATACGGGCCTTATCATCCTAGGTATTTGCCTAATCGGCGGTGCCCTTATCCGTTTAACCTTCTCACTAGGAGAAATTTAATAATGAGTAGATCAATCAGCTATATAGTTACCTATAATAATAATAGAATCGGTATAGTATCGGGCTTGCATAATTCCCATAATGCCGAATGTAGTACTTCACATTTTAACGGTGGAGATTATACCGATTTACTAGATAAAATTATTGATTTTGAGCGCAAAAATACACGCGGTATTAAAAAGCGCGTGTTATGTCTTAACGCGTCAACGGGTAATAGTAATGATAAATGGCTGAATAAATCGGTATTAGTGGAAAAACCCCGTTTCGGTTTTGCTGAATTCTTCAAGCGAAATTTTGAAATATTAAACAGTTTTAATGGATTACCGCCTAAAAAATATAGATCATTGACACTATGTGAAGCAATAGAGGCCTTTAATAATGACAAGATTTTATATATAGAAAAAAGCGGTCCCCTATCTACATGCACCGATTCCCCATTGTTAGTTGATCAACAATATTTTGTCGAAATTAACACCGTATTAATTACAAGATACCGGTGGATATTCAAACAAGATGCAAAAAAAGACGTAATAGAATATTTTATATCAGATGAATATTTTGAAAACGCTTATGATTGCTCTTTTGCTTATAAAGGCTCTAAGGCGGTCCAACGTATAGAAGAGTCAGAAAAAACCTTAACCGCTGAAGAATGGGAAAGGATAAGTATTAATTAATTATTAATTTGTTTGACAATATAACATATACACTTATACTATAAAAATAACGGCACTTTTGCCACTTCTCAAAGGATTAAAAATATGTCTAAAAAAGGTACTAATTCACAAGTTTTCCATGCTTTTGCTCATTCTACCGGTGAATATCATTCGAACGCGTCGGGCTCTGTTTACATTCAAGCGGGTATTATATACTCATATGGTAACCATTATCCTATGGCTCAATATATAGGCGGTTCTCGCATGTGCTTAGTTAATGAAGATAATTATGGGGCCACTACGAGCAAGCAACGCTCGCAACTTGTCAACACTATACCTTCCGCTCTTATCTGTTATGTGCCTTGCGTAGTTCCTCAAAGTGATAGTGATCACATACAGAATATTGAATATTTACATGATAAAATCGAAAATATGATTAATACCCATATGAGGGCGCGTATACGCTCTTACACTCAAATGATTCACCGCCTACATGATTGCCTAACTTCATATTGTGAGATTGTGGAACTACATAGAGAAAGCCCTTTAAATGGTGATACTGAGCAAATGATTTCCGCAAAAGATGCGGGAAATTATGAAGTCATTGACGCCTTTAATAAAAAATGGAAGGAAGCCACTGCAAAAGCTGAAGCTGAAAAACTAGCCCTTGACGCTGATAAAATCAAGGCGTGGCGCAATTGCACCGGTGCGTATCATACGGGTACACAATGGGCCTTGCTACGTGTCAACGGTGGCATGGTGGAAACGTCAAACGGTATGAGCGTAGATTGTCAACAAGTGGCACTTATGCTTAAAGTATGGAAAAATGAGCCTAAAAAATTAATTGGTCAAGCCTTCAGGGGTATACATGGTGAAAGGTTTCAATTGAGTTTATGTAGTGGCGGGGTAAAAGCGGGATGTCATACCTTTAAAAATAAAGAATTAGGTCTCTTATTTGAAGCATTAACAGGAAAGGCGGTGGCATAATGAGTATTAATTCAAGTACAGTAAAAATATACAACGGTGAAGAAATAGAAGTATGTCGAATCGATAATGATTCTAATGGTAATCCGCGCTATGTGTTCCACTTCCTAACCTTGTCAGATGATTATGGGCGGTCGTGTTGGATTGCCAACAAATTTGGAGGCCGTAAATATACCGCGAAATGGTATGGTGGCGGTATTGTTTTACAGTCTTACAATATACAAGCTGAACTTTCAAAAATTGTTGAATACTCAAAGGGCGTCGAATAATGAAAACACAAAATAATAATGTAATAGTTAATCAATTCCCAATGGTAAAACCTAACGTGTCTGAAGGCTTCCTATATGTATTTACTGACGGGGACGTGTACGTAGTGGCGCGTATAGATAGAGAATGTTATGCCCTTATATGTATACAAGATGGCACCCGATACGCTAACGGGGTTAAAGATATTAACAACGTATTTAGTGGGGATGACCTAGATTTTACGCGCATTAGTAAAGTGACTGTTATTGATAAGGACCTTATTGATAATGAATGATAAAATATTTAATATCATGGTGGATACATTAAGTAAAAAAGGCGGTGTTATGCCGTGGGAAGGCCTTGTCATAGATATAAAGGCTAAAGGTATAAAAGTATCTAATTGGTTAAGTGTTCGCGGTGTTCTCCAATGGGGTATAGATGAGGGTTACATTGTGAGAACGTCAAGCCTAATTGATGAGAATTATATACGCGGTCCAAAATTCCAACAACTAATAGAGGGGGTATAATGAAAATTAAAAATGATAATACTACCGTACTTAATAGCCTAATAGGTTGCATCCTTCACCGCTCATATATGCAAGTAAATGACGCATATATTACACAATACCTGAATGAGCTTGAAGCGTCACGGGCTGAACTAGCGGAAGAAATTAAAATACTTAAGGGTTTAAAATTGGCGGGTGTACGTCGTCCCCTTGAGGCCTTAGAGTCTCAGCGGGATGAGTACTCACAATCCATTAATGAATTAAAGGGTTTATGGGCACGGCTTAAACTATGCAAAATGGACGCCTTGAGGGCGGGGAATAATGAGCAATAAAACACATTATAACTATAAATGGTTATCTAAGGTGGGAAGGCTTTACTTGTGGAGCAATCACCGCAATTCATACGTACTAGTTAAGGAAATAGGGGGACGTAAAACCGGTACTATGTCAAAATCTCAAGCTATTAAATTATATAAAAAGGAACTTAAACTATGCGCGAAAAACTAAACTTTCAGCCTTTTCTATTCCATGAAGGGCAATGGGAAAATATAGGGCCTAAATTGTGGCGGTATAGCGTTTTCCCTTTACAGTACCGCGTGGAAGGGCTGAGTGTTACACCTATAACCTCAAGGGCTTTTATCGTTTTACATTCTATCTTTAATAGGGAAATAATATGGCAATCAAACACGCAATTTTAAAAGATCTTGAAGCGGGACGCGTTAAAGCAAAAGAAACACGCGGTGCAAAAAAAGGGACATCCCATGCAAGGCAAGGGCTTATAAGTAAAACGGCATTATTCACGGCCCGTTGTACACCGTCCCAAAAAGCAAGATATACCACGCTACAAAAAGAAATGAAAAAAGAGGCCTTAGAGGCGAAAGTAATAATATGAAGATTGAAGTAATAAAAACGTTTAGAATTGAATATGACGAGGTTGAACTAGTGGCCCATATCAATTGCTTAGATAAAGCCCTAAAGGCTGAGTATGACCATAGAGGCAAAAGCCCTATATGGATAAAAATAAAACATAATATTGATATGCTAAATAAAGCATTAAATAATTAATTAAAAAGCCCTCCATAGGGGGTGCGAATATAGGCCTTTATACCTCACGGTGTAAGGGCCTTTTTTTATGGAATCAATTCCAGCCGATCACCAGGTGTTGATTGTGAAAAGTTTCACAATAGGTATATGCCTATATGCCTTGATAGGTTGGTGTATTACACCATATGCACATATGCCTTAATAGGTTGGTGTATTACACCATATGCACATATGCCTTAATAGGTTGGTGTATTACACCATGTATAAGCCTTAAGGCTTAAGCCTTAACACATACGCCCTTACTATCTCAATACATTGAATTAAGCATAAGGGTGCACCCATTCACGCATGAATTAAGCACGTTTTAAGCGCCTTCACGGGGTGTTGCGTGATATAGTGGCACTATGTTACTACCCCGCCTCCCCTACCGCTTCCTGGACAAGTTAAGGCATAGGGGTATGTGCATGTGCAGTAGTCTAAGGCTTAAGCCTTAAGGCTTATACATGGTGTAATACACCAACCTATTAAGTCATATGTGCATATGTTGTAATACACCAACCTATTAAGTCATAT